TCTTCATCCAGTAAGCGGTGTCATAGATGCACAGCTCATGCACCGTCCACGACAGCAGCGCGAACTTGGTCCACTTCGACCCGGGGAACGGACGGTTCAGCAGCATCGCCAACGGGTGGTCGCGGACCTTCACCCGGTTGGTGTCGGACTTACGGGCGTACACATCGACGCCCAACTCGGCGATGTTGCGGGCCAGGAACCCGACCACCGTCCGCAGAGCCGGTTGCGCCTTCCACACCGCCTCATAGGTCATGGAGGTGGAGGTGTTGAGCATGATGGAGGTTGGCGCCGAACCAAGAGCGGCCATGGCCGGCTTGAGTCGGTCGACCACCCCTGAGTTGAGGACAAACGTCACGGGATCACCCGCCCTTCGGTTTGCTCGCTTGCAGGAACAGCACGTTCGACCGCTCCACGAACACCTGACCGTCCATCGCGGCCGGCTCGTGCTCGTTGACCAGCAGGGTCGCGTCGGCCAGCACCAGCAGCGGCCCGCGCTTGTCGATCAGCACGCCATCGATGGCGGAACCGTCGGTGAGATTGACCAAAACCCGGTCGAAGATCGGCCAGCGGGTCCACATGCCCATGTCGGGTGGGCCTCCGAATCAAAGTTGTGCGAGTTTGTGCGACATTGACCCCGGCGCGGGCGTGCATCATCGACGGGTCAACCCATCAACAAGATGCGCGTCTCGGGCATGGGTTGACCTTGGTAGAAGCGGCGTCCTTCCGGCGGGCACTGGGGCCTTGCCGGCGGGGCGCCGCTTCGCCGTTACACGACCATCAGGCCGTCGTCCTCATAGGCCGAGCGGACCGGTTCGACACCGACGCGGGCCCGCCACGCGTTCGCCGCCATCGCCGCCGCCGGCACCGCATCGATGCGGGCCCGGTCCCGGCCGCGTTCCGGCTTCTCCGGGCGCACAAGGTTCGGGTCGTACGGGGCCAAGCGCACTTCGCACTGGTCGAAGCAGAACCGGGCCACGGGGTTGCCGTGATGGCGTAGCCGGCCGGTCTTCACCAACCCCATAACCTCGCTCATGCCCGGCGACATGCGGTCGTAGGTGTTGCGATAGGCGGTGACCTCCCCGGACTCCGGGTCCAGGCCGATGGTCTGCGCGATGCGGTTGATGACCGGCCACATCGACCACTCATCGCAGTCCGCGCCCAGGATGCGGAACGTCTCGGCGTCCTTGGCCACGTCGGCGATCACCCTGTCGTAGTCGATGACGGAACCTTCGGTGACCGTGATCCAGCCCTGCTGAGCCCACCGGGTGAACTTGCCGTCATGGAACTGATCCAGGCGCTCCAGACCGGATTCCGGCAACCAGAACCGCCACAGGAAATCGATTTCGGACTGCTCGTCGTCGCCGGGCAGGGCCACGCACCACGCCGTGAGGTCGAACTTCGCCGCCAGGTCGAAGCCGGCGTAGCCGGCGCGGCCGGCGAGCTGCGGGCGCCGCCAGTCCGGGCGCGGCCACAACTCCCCGGTGCAGGCGTCCCACAGGTGCATCGGCATCCACCGCGTCGACTGCGACACCCACTGATTCAGGCGGAACTGCCGGAACGCGTTCTCTTTAGACGGGTCGTTGCGGGCTTCCTGCGCCTCATCGCGCAGCGATTGGATGGAGAGGAACTGTCCCAGCGCCGGGTTGGAGAAATGCCAGTTCTTCTCGTCCCACGGGTCGGCGTCGGCCGGCAGGTTCCGCATGAACACGAACACGTGCGGGGCCCGCGACGGGTCATCGGCGATGCGTTGCATCTCGTCGTGTTCGGTTTTGCCGAACGACTGCGGGTTGTCACCGGCGGTCGTCGCCGCGACCATCAACGCCTGCGTGCGGGCACCCATACCGGTCCGCATGGCGTGCCACAGGTCGCCGTTCTTCTGCGTCAGCACCTCATCGAAGACCACCCCGTGGGGGTTGTGGCCGAGGTTACCGCCAGCGTCCGCCGCGACGACCTCATAGTAAGAGGCGGTCGACTCGTCATAGATACGCTTCGCCTGCTTATTGATTTTCAGGCGGGCCGACAGCAGCGGCGAAAGCTGCACCATGCGTTCGGCGACGTCGTAGACCTTGCGGGCCTGGTCGCGGTCGACGGCGCAGCCGTAAATCTCGGCGCCGTCCTCATCGTCGGCGACCAGCAGGTACAGGGCGATGCCGGCCAGCAGCTCCGACTTGCCGTTCTTACGGGCGACCTCGATCCACGCCATGCGGTACTGCCGCACGTAGACGCCGAACTCTTCCGACCACACCACCGTGGCGAACAGCGGAGCCATGATCTCGTTGAGCTGCCAGTCGAGCAGCCCGAACGCGGTCCGCGCCCACCGGCCCTTGGTGTGGACCAGGATTTCGGAGAAGAACGCCTCCACGTGATCGGCGCGGGGCTGGCACAGGTGCCGGCCGCGCTCCGTGCAGGTCGTGCCGTCGAAGGTCCGTCCACACTCGGGAAGCGCCTTGCGGGCCACGGCGCACCCCCTACACTGAGCGGACCCCCTGGTGTGCCCGGAGTGGCCTATCGGGAGAGCGGGGCTACGCCCGTCGAGACAACGGGAAGGGCCCGGCAAGCCGTGGACTAACGGAATGGCCGGCAAGGGACGGAGCGTGACACTCGCCCGGCTGGTCATCGGTGGGGAGTGTCTGCCCCTGCTGTGGGAGTCCACGCCGTGGGTTCGAATCCCACCACCAGGGGGCCTTACGTGCGGTACGTCACGTGCGCGTCGCCGCCATCGGCGAGCAGGGCCGCCACGTCGTCGCGGCGGATGCGGAACGTGCCGGCCCGGCCGAACGTCGGCCCCCACCAGCACATGCCCGTGAAAATGGCCTGCTGCGGGTCGTAGCCGATCAGGGTCCATTGGTGACCGCCGGCCTGCGGGCCGGTCGGGCGGACCAGGTTCGTCATCGGGTGCGGGTGGAACATGTCGTCGTACCACCAGGTCCCGACGCCGACGGGGCGTTCCCGCAGGGCTTCGATGACCCCGGTGACGCCGGTGAAGATCCATTCGTAGCGGGCGATGATGCCGGCCTCTTTCGCGGCCTTGCACGCGGCCAGGCCGGAGCTGCCGGTGTCCACCGGGGGCCACGCACCGGGCCACGGGTCCAGCTCGGAGGCCCGCGAGTACAGCCGTACGGCGTCGGCGAGGTTCAGCACGTCGCCGGTGATCCGGTTGCCGACCGCGTTGGCCTTGATGCACTGGTCCACACCGGTGCAGCACCCGATGGCCTGCCGGGGCAGCGGCGACGGGTTATAGATGCGGTGCCGCCACGGCCGGTCCCCCGGGTACACGACCCGGCGGGGCTCGTGCGGGTACGCGCGGCTCTGCGGGTCATGCACGAGCTGCCGGCCCAACAGTTCACTGTGCTGCTCGACGACCAGGATCTTCATGACGACACCGGGGACAGTCCGGGGATGCTCACGGTACGCTCCGGGGCGTCGGTCAACCCCAGCGTCAGCGACATGCCGACCACCTCGGCGTAACGCTGCAACGTGCTGATCAGCGGCGTGTACTTCAGATTCTCAATGTCACTGATCCGGCCCTGCGAGGTGTTCAACAGGTACGCCAGGCGGCGTTGCGTGATGCCCTGCTCCATGCGCAGCATCACCAGCGTGGTCATCAACTGCGTCACGTTCATGACAGCAGCCGAGCCGCGCCGGCACCGGTGTTGTCCGGTGCGGAGACCTTGATCGTGGACCGCGCCGACGGGGTGAGGCCAAATTCCTGCGCGAAGGCGCGCATCATCGTGGCCGCGTCGCGCTGAATCTGGTGTGCGGGGTGCTTCACCATTCCGCCGTGCAGGCCCTCGATGATGAATCCCTCGGTGGCCAGGACCCGCGAGGCTTCCCGGTGCAGGACGACTGCTTCGCAGTAGGCGTAGAGGACGTCACGGTCGGCCTCGGTGATGATCCGCATGTGTTCCAGTTGGGCCATGGTGTAGTTCCACACCTCATGCACAGCCGGCGCCGCGTCCGGGGGGCACTGCGGCACGCCCTCTCGCGGCTGCGGCTCGTCGGTGTTGATGCGGCTCTTACGGTCGCCCTTGACCAGCCGCAAACCGGTCGGTGCGGGCGCCGGACCTCTCTTGCCCATGGGAATTAGCCCCCCATCATCCGGGCGTGACCCGCGTCGATCATCTGCGCGGCGAAATCCTTCATGTTCGCGCAGATGACATGGCCGAGCGGGCGCCCGTACGTGTCGAGTTTCGTGGAAATGAAAGTCACCTTGCAGCCGGCCGGCAGGAGCCGGACCGCGAAGTCACGAGCCGCTTTGCCCTCGGGCGTCGCCAGTTCCGGGGCGTCGATTCCCAGCACCCGGCAGTTCGTCGTCAGCGTGATGTTCCAGCCGAGGTCCAGCACCAACTTCATCGTGTCGCCGTCGACCACCCGCAGGACCGTCGCCGGCACGGTCCACACCGTGTGTGACACCACCACCCCCGCCCGTGCGATGCGTCGCGGCAAATGTGGCAAGCTGTCCGGTGGGGACGCCCCGGCCGACCGTCGGGACCACGGGGCCGGGGCGTTCAACGTCGAGACCAGGGAGACCACAGTGAGCAAGGGCGCCAGGGCCAGGGCGGAACGTCAGCGCAAGGCCGCGCGTAGCCGCAAGGAACGTGCCGCCCAGCACAAGGACGCTCTTGGCCTACCCGGGCGCCTTGACCTGGAGGCGATGGCCCGCGACCTAGGGGTACCAGAGGCCGAACGCCTGGTCGAGGAGTTGCTGCTGGCGTTGGAGCTGGAGGAAGACAACCCGCATAACGCCGCCCTGCTGCAAGAGATGACCGTGACCACAATGGTGGAACTGGCCATGGGCATCGCCTGGCCGGAACGCTTCAAGGACGTCAACCCCGAAGGCGCCCTTGATGTGGCGTTCAATATGCGTATGTGGGCCATCCTGTACGGCGGCGGGTTCCTGTTCGACTGGCCAGAGCCCGCCGCGCTGCTCACGCCGGAACAGATCGTGGCGCGCATTCGAGAGTGGAGGGAAGTCCTCGGTGAGCCGGGAATCCTCAGTGGGTGACTATTACCAGCTCATGCGGCAGGCGTGGCAGGCGACCGGGCAGATGCGTTACCAAGACATCGCCCACGAATGCGGGCTGAGCAAGGCGTCGGTACACCGGTATCTCTCCGGCTGCACCAGCTACCACCGCACGCGGGTGCTGCAACTGCTGCTGTGGATATACGGGGACAGTCAGCCAGCCCTCATTGCCAAGATCATGAGAGCCCATGACGAAGAACGGCAGCGCACCATCGACGCCCGACGGTTCAGGATGAACGAGCGGTGACGTCCGGAGCAGTACCAGGAGCTTGGCTATGAGAGGACGGCGGCGGTGACCAGCGCCCAGAGAAGCAGGTACGCCAGGGTCATCGCTCGTGCGTGGGCAGGGACACGGTGCCATCCGGTGCTCGCCGCGATGAGGACTCGCGCGCCAAGGGAAGGTCGCAGCGGGCACGGGGCCGCGGGTCCGTGGTTACACCGTCCTCCCACCTGCGGGCCACAGCGCGCAACAGTCCAGGTACGTCTTCCATGCACGACGCGCGGCCGATGGGGATCTCGCTTTGACCCTGCACGCGCATGAACATCATGACGCCGGCAGCATCGTCTAACCACGACTCACTCACCCTCGGTGCCTGCGCCCTTCATCCGTGGTTCCCGTCGAGCCATTCAACCTCGCCGGGACCGCCGAAGCCGTTACCGCTGTCGATGGCGTCCATGCCCCGGTCGGGGTAAACGACGCTGGTAGGGACGTTGCCGAGCCAGCGTACGACCACGGTCCCATCGGTGAACATCACGCCCTCGGCGAAGGCGCCGATGCGGGCTCTGCCAGTAAGGTTCTCGCGCGGCCATACGCGAAACCTCCGGGGATTAGCGGCCATGTCGGGTGGCCTTCCTGGAAGTGTCTGATCAGGTCAGTCCTTGATGGAGCCCAACACCGCGTGGACCAGGGCGGCGCGGGAAGTCAGCTCAGCCCACCGGCGGGCTTCCTCGAAGTCTGCCGGCGGGCCGTTCTCCGCGTACCGCAGCAGCAGGTTCTCCACCTCGTGTAGCAGGAGTTCCGCCATGCGTCGGTGTGACGCAGGGGTGCTCACTGCTCCCCTGGCCACTCAAGATGCGCCAGGTGGCTCCCTGAGCCGGTGTGCGGGGGTCCAGCTCGTCGGCCACAGCCCGGCACCACGCGGCGCGGGCGGCCGTCCAACCGAGAAGCGTCTGCCAAGAAATTCCTCGTATGGCGGACGGCCGCCCACGCCATCGTCATCATAACCATCGTGCCGGGCCAATCACTGACGAAGCGTCAGTGATTTCGGCATCGGCGGCCAGCGATTCGTGCAGCGGCGCCTTGCCCTTTGTGTGCCGAGACAGGCTGATTTCGTAATCATCGTCCATCATCGCTATATCCTTTCCAGGAATGCGCAATGGCAATTCATTTATGCCGATATCAAAGCCGTATTGACGTCAATTGATTGACCGAGTTCGGAAAACTTGGCACGGGATGCGCCGCGA